GAAAATGATCAGTTCGTGGATGTCGCCGACCAGCCGGTCGACCAGATTACCGTTATAAAAGCCCGCCCCGACCGCCAGGGCGGCGATCGGCATCAGCGAGCCGGCGTAGGTGTCGGTCGCCTTGATGAAGCCGTTTCGGCCAAGATCGATGCTCGAGCCGTTGTGCCGGCCCATCTGGATATAGGGGCGGCTCGCGGCCCGACCGGTGGCGTATGGTAGGTACGCCCTAAAATCCGAACTGCTGCCCGTCGACGTGGTGCGGATGAACGTATTCCCAACCGACAGGCCGTACGGCTGGAAATACCAGGCGTCGTTGCCGATACCGTCCCCGGAGGGCCCCATGCCGCCGGCCCAGGTCCGCAGTGCGGCGTTATTCGCGACCTTGCCCACGATGTAGATCGTCCCGCATTCGTCGGCGTATGTGCCTTGGAGGTCGTCTCCCCCGTCGAACGCGATGGCCGGCATCCCGTTCAACACGCCCGTGTTCAACTTGGGTTGCCGGGCGGCGACGGACTGTGTGACATGGTTGCCATTGCCCGACTGGTCCTGCCACGTCTTAACCGCCTCGCCATGAGACGCGGGGAGGTCCGACGCGTTGAGCACACCGGCATCGGCCTTGAGCCAGACTTGGGCACCGCTTACGGGCAGCATTATTCGGCCTCCGCGACTTCAAAGTAGACGAGCCAGCCACCCACCGACACGGCGGACGCCAGGTGCAAGGTCAACGCTTCGCCGGGCGCAGTCATCAGCCACGCCACCCCCGGGTCGGTGGGTGCGTTGATCACGAACCCGCCGTTGGCTGACAGGGCCAGCCCCCCGGAAAGTGCCGTGCCGGTATTTGCCGGGCCGGAGTAGAACGTGGCAACCACATCACCCGCCATGATCAGGCACGCGGCCAGCACAGCGATCTGCTGACCGGCCACGGCGGCGATGAGTGTGTTGCCCGCCGCCGCGTCGCTGGAAGCGTTCACCGCGACACGTTTGGCCTGCACACCGGACACGGTGCGGACGGTTTGTGTGTAATGAGCATCAAGCACGGCTTACCTCGTGATCCGGTAGGTGAGTGTCAGGACGCTGGTGAACTGGCGCAGTTGGGACAGGTGCTCGGGCGCGTAGATCGGGTCGTTGGCCAGTCGGACCCACACAACAGTCGGCATGGCCTGTAGGACACGGCGCGTCAGGTAGGCGGCAATCTGATCGACCAGCTCACACAACACCGGCACCTGCTGATCGAGTTCACCGCCTCCGGGGGCGGAGGTGAGCTTTTGCTGCACACCGATGTCGATCTGCACGTCGTACTGGCTCGCCGACCGCGTCGCGCCAGCGATGTCAATGGCACGGGGTACGACGCTGACGTGCAGGTCGGCCATCTCGGCCAGGTCGAACACCGGCAGCACGCGCCGCACCGCCGTGAAGGCCGGGTCGAACGTACCGGTTGGCGCGGCGTTCAGTTCCGCGACCACGGCATCCGCGATGTTTAGGGCCAGCGACATCCGTGTCTACTCCACGATCAATAATCCGTTGCGATCTGCTTCACGGCCTGGTACTTGACAGAGCCGGGTAGTGCTTCAAGCGACGCGGCCTTCCCCCAGTAGCCGTGCTGGTTCGACCAGTCGATCCAGTCGAAGTCGATAATCAGGTCGACGCCGGCTTCCAGGGCGTGGCCGTACACGGCGTGATACATCTCGCCCATGCGCGGGTCGGTCTGGCAGTTCTGTAGCGTCCTAACCAGGGCGGGGCGCATGCCGATGTCGTGGAAGTGCTGGCCGCCCTCATAAGCGATCGCCAGTTTGCCCCGGTCCTTCGCCCACCGGATGTTCGCCTCCTGCCATTTGCGATCGTCGTTGACCCATTCTTTTTCGGCCTCGTCGAACGCGTCATCCACGCTCATCGATTCCCAATAGCCGCCTGGCCACTTCGGCGAGAAGTAAAGTGTTCCCGCCACGGCGTCGTAGTCGCACCCCCGGAGCTGTAAACGTTTGACGATCTGCTCGGTGTACCACGTGCCGTCGCGCGCCGTCTTCGTCTCGATCACACGGATGCACGACGGGTCCGCCTCACGTGCGGCGGTGAACGTCATGACGAGCTTGTCCGCCCACAGGTCAAAGAAGGCGTTGTCGCCCGACCCCGGATCGGTGCCCGACACTTCCTTAAGATGGTCGTAGGGGAAACGGCCGGGCAGCCAGGCCTCGTTTGCCCAAGCCACATAGATCACGCCGTCTTCAGACAGCTTCGCGCGGATGAACGCGACCGCTTCGCGCACGAACCCCGGCGTCGCCCGCACCGGCACGTTGAAGTAAAACCCCGCACCTACTGCGTTGCACACCCGGACCTGCGCGGCCAATGCGTCGCGCCAGGTCTTGCCCTCGTACAGGTGCGGATCATCGATCGAATTGACTTCGGGTCGGAAGTCGTTGATCCGGTTCCAGTTCATCGGGCGGTAAGCCGCACAGACGGGAGCCAGCAGGGTGTAGTAGTTGTCAAGGCCCGGCCGGTCGGGGTGGGTGAAGTTGGATCGCCAGACGAAGCCCGCGTTCATGCCGATCTTGCCGGTGTTCGGTGCAGCGGGGTCGGGTTCTGGGTCCGGGGCGGGGTCCGGGGATTCCGGGGGCGGGGTGGGCGATTCTTCCGAGCCGGCACCGATCGCCTCGCGGAGGTCGTCGATCTGCGATTGCAGGCCGTCGATCCGTTCGACCAACGCCGTCACGTCGGCTTGGCCCTTGATTACACCGTTGACTTCGCCTGTGACGGTGACCGTCTGGGCATGCGTGCTGGGTAGCAGGCCGATGATGGTCATCATGACGCCGGCGAGGGCGCAGGTGCTCCACAACCCGTGTTTACGTTTCGTATGTTTCATGATTGCCTCCATGCTTGTGGTAAATAGATGGGTTAGCCGGCGACCCAGCCGGTGATCCCCGACGCCAGCGCGGTGACGGCCGCGCCGACGATCAACCAGATCAATTTGCTCTGGCGCCTGGCGTCCTGCTCCAAGCGATCCAGGCGGATCAGGATGCCGGGCTTGCCGTTGCCCCGAATGGCCACGTCGAGTCGGTCGAGCTTCTCGTGGATCGCCTCGAACTGGCGCTGGGTCGGGTCGATCTGATCGCTGTCACTACTCATGGTTCCATTCCGACATGCTTCGTGTGGATGCGGTAGGTCTGCCGGTACGGGTCGCTCCATCGCCACCCCCGGAAGTCTTGCCCCAGTGCCAAGACCTCGAATTGCCGGCCGTCCACCACAATCACGTCACCGGGTCTAGGCTCGATGCCGAATAGGTCCACCGCTAAGATCAGGAAGTCCCAGACGTGGCCGCCCGTCGTGAAGCCCGATTCGTCCACGACCTCATAGTTGGTCTTGCCGTAGGTGGCGTTCAACTGCAGGTCGGCCGCACCGGACCGCCGAAAGGTCACGGGACTCGACAGATGCGTGGTGCGCATCTGTTCGAGCCATTGCGACCCTTTGCGGAGTAGGTCAGCCATCGTTCAATTACCCGGTCGGCGTCGATCGGAGGAGCACGCGCACCTTCTGGCTGCTTGACGCGGTCGAAGGTGCGGCGGCGTATCCGATCAGTGGCCGATTACCACCGTCACTATCTGGCGACGCTTCCAACTCGGACGCGTTCCAATACACGGCGGTCCCCAGGCCGTAGTTGGACAGTGGTTCTGACGTGAACTCAAACACGCCACGCACGGCTAACGCGCCGGCGGTGTTTGCAGGTATGTCGCGCTTGGCGATACCCAGCAGGTTCCCAGCAATCACCAGGTCGCCGGCAGATACATCACTGACCGGCGTGTAGTCGACGGCATAGCCGTCTTGGATAAAGGTTGCGGTCGGCATGATTCACTCCGATGCGGTTGTGGTTATGAGTTTGATGCACGATTTAGCGGGTCTTACGCCTCACCCTTCGCTTTCACGCCGCCACGCGGGTCCTGCAGGGCGACGCCGAAGTCGTGGTAGCCACGCATCTGCACGCCCAGCACGTTAAAGTCCGCCTCGGTGGTCTCGATCGTGGGCGACTCCTGGCCGTTAAGGAAAGCGGTCTCGATCACCGGCAGGTCGTTGGGGTCCGACAGCAGGTACCAGGCCTTGCTGCTGCCCCCGGAATAGGTGTTGTTGGCGAGGTAGCGGCTGACCTCAACGCGGAACTTGCCCTGGTGCGGGTTGGCGACCGGATACTTCGTGCTCGCGGTGGTGTCGCGGATCTCCAGCGACTTCCAGAGCGTGGTGGCGACGGCGCTGAGCGCCGTGGGCACCAGCAGGACCGCCGGCATGATCCCGATCGGCTTGCCGTCGGAATCGACCTGGTCCATGAAGGCCGTCTCGCCGGAGGTCAAACCGTCGATCGACAGCGCCGTGGCCGCGCCGCTGATGTAGTTCTTGCCCCCGGAAGTAAAGAACGCAGCGTTATTCAGGAACGTGGTCCAGAACACGTCGTTGATCTTCAGGCCCGAGCCACGCCCGAGCTTCCGCGGCACCGTGGTGATGGCGCCCAAGTCATCGTTGATGATGTCACGCCGGTCGATGGATAACAGCAACCCGTACGTGTCGGCCTTGTTCGAGTACTGCTCCTCGCCGAGCGAGCCGTGCTTGAGTTCACCGCCGGGAGCGACCTTCTCGTACTGGTCCTTGCCGATCAGGCGGTAGCTGGTGACGGTCTTGAAGTCGCTGACGTTACGGATCGCGGTGATGTTCCGCCAGGTCCGCTCGACGCTGAAAAAGCCCTCGAGCAGGAACTTGTTGGCCACGTTGGACAGGATCCCGCCGACATCGACCGTCGAGAACGCCGCCTCTACGTTCCCACCGTGGGTGCCGAACGCGTGGCGCAGCACACTCCGGGGGTCGCGGAAGTTGCGGCCGGTGTAGCCGTTGGCCCACGCCGCCTCCAGCAGCAGTTCCTGCAGGCCGATCCCGCCACGATACCGCTTGCTCGCGGCGTCGAGCGTCCGCTCATCGTAGAGCTTCTCGACGTCGCCGAGCTTGGCGGTCAGCATGCACGCGGCCTCGAGCACCTGGCCGCTGTTGCGGTCGCTGTCGTTGGAACCCCGCGTCTGGACCATCGGGGCCTTGGGCCGCGAGGCGCGCAGGACTTCCAGCTCGGTGCGCGTGGCGTCCCAGCCCGACTCGATGGCCTGGGCCTCGACCCCCGGAAACTTGCCATCGCAGATCTTGCGGACGGCCTCGATCCGCCGCGACTCGGCCGCCACACGCTGACGCATCTGCATTACAGGGTCCTCGTCAGTGTTATGCGTGGAAGCGCCCGTCGTATCAGTGGTTTGTGCCGCGACCTGCGTGTGATTCGATTGTGTGGTGTTTGGCGTTTGCGAATCGCCGGGTTTTTCCGCCGCGGGTCGGGCAGTCACGGCCGCCGTGTTGTTGTTTGAATTACCGTGGTCACCGGCGGGCGCCTGGTTCGTTGCGCCCTGAGCGGCGTTGCCCGTGGTCGCAGGTTGATCCGTGGAACCCGCGGGGTCGGTGGTGGTCGTGTGGCTGGTATCGGTGCCGGGCGATGTGTCGCTAGACATAGAGGTCTGCTCCTGCGGGGTGTTGTGATCGGGGTTACGTTGGGCGGCGACGCGGGCGCTGGTGTTCGCATCGGCGCCGCTATCGACGAACGAGATCTCTTTGAGGACGGCCTTGCGGACCACGTGCAGCGGGCCGTCGAAGGTCCGGCCGTTGACGCTGACGCGGTGGCCGTTGGGCACGAACTCGGCATCGACGACCGCGGCGCCGATGCTCGCCTGCCACGGGAAGCCGTTGGCCGCGCTCTTGGCCACGTCCCGCGCCCACGAGGTGTCGCGGCTGATCAGGCCCTCGGCGATGACGGCCCCGTTTTCAACGACGACGCGCTGCGTGTGCCCGACGCCCTGGCGCGCGTTATGGTCCAGCCGCACCGGGATGTCCTGCCGCTCGATCGACAGGCCCTCAAGGTCGACCACCACCGGGTGCGGGAAGCCGCTGATCCGCATCGTGCCGCCGGTGTAGGCGACCATCCGGAAGGTGGGGGTCCCCCCGGAAGATTTGTCCGACGCGCCGGTCGCCTCGAAGGTCAGCGGGCAGCGGAAGGTGAGGTAATCAGGCTGCGCGTTGTTCTTCTGCGGGTTTGCTTTCGGTGACATCCGTGTCGGTCTCCTCGTCGTCTTCGACTTCTGGGGCTGTGGTTGGACCCTGCGTGGGCGCGGTGCTCAGGCCCAACTCTTTCATCAACGCCTGTTCCTTGGCACGCTGGCGCAGCTCGACTTCCCAGTCCTTGCCCTGCCGCGCGTACTCAGCGGCGAGCGTGGTGGTGTTGCTTGAAAGCCGCGTGGCTTGCGCGTTGGCCTCCTTGGCCGGATCGACGTGCTCCGTCCCGTCAAAGAACCATTGGTGCGTCGGCTTGTCCGCGTTGCGCAGGGACGTGAACCCGTTGATCAGCGCCGCTTCATCGAGCCAGGCCGTCAGTATGGGGTCGAGCACCGTCTCGGCCAGGTGCGCCTGCTCGACGCGGATCGATTTGTAGTAGGTCTGGTGGTCCAGCCGACCGGAGGCGTAGTTGTAACCGGCGCTGTTGCCGGCGGCGATATTAAAGGGCAGATTCAGGCACCGCGCGATCTCGTTTAGGATCTCGTGCTTAAACTCCGCGTACCCGGTCGCGGGCTGCTGCGCCTCGATCTGCCCCAGCCGCCAGCCGTCGGGCAGCACCGTGGCCATGCGTTTCTCGAGCTCGACCACGTCCATCGGCTCAAGCGCCTGCGCTTCGCCGTTGGCCGGCGCGTCGGTAAAGAGCACGGCCGCGAAATCGGCGGCGGTCTCGGCGGCGGCGATCACCGCCAGGGTGTACCGCCGCAACTGGGCGAAGAGCGGCAGGGCGGGCGTGATCTCGGGGACGCCCCGGTGCTGGCCCGGCCGGTCGGCGCGGAACCAGTGGATCACGGCTTCGGCGGGGATCGGGTCGTACGCCGATTGCCAGACGGTCCCCTGGGTGTCGCCGGGATGCTGGCGAAGCACCGTGTAAACCTGAGGGTTGCCAAAGGTGTCGAGGATCACGCCATCGACCCGGTTGGCCGAGGGGGCGATCGGTGTCCCTGCGTACCAGGGCGTCGTCACGCGGTCAGCCTCGACCAATTGAATGTCGAGTTGGACGGGCGTGTCGAGCCGCGGATTGTCGGTGAGCAACGCGAACACTTCCCCGTCGGTCGCCTTAGCCATCCGCATAGCCCGCAGTTTTCCCGCGAGGTTGACGGCCCTGGCCCACTCGGCGAACGCCTTCTCGACGCGGTTGTTCGTCTCGTCGTCGTCGCTAAGTAGTTGCAGCCGCGGGCCGGTGCCGATGCAGTCGTTGGCGAGTGTCAGCACGATGCCCTTGGCGTAGCTGTTGTTGGCCACCTCGTAGCGGGCGCGTTCGCGGAGCTTCTTGCGGACACTTGGTGAAGCAGCCGCGTCGGCCGACAGCGCATCGGCCATCGCCCAGTGCCGGGCGTTGTCGGCGGTTGTCTGCGCCGCGTCGTAACGGGCGCGCATCACCCCCGGATGTGTCGGGAGAAACCACTGGGGTCGTTTGCTATTCCGATGTTTGCTATTTCGGGGGCGGAACGGCCACATCAGGCGGTCCCTCCCGGCGCAATCTTGGCCAGCTTGATACCGAGCCCCTTCACCCGGCTGGCCTTCTTCGATTCGAGGTACTTGTCGGCGGCGATCTGCTCGGAGAGCTTGTGCTGCTCGACGCTGCCGGCGTCGCCACTGGCCTTGGCCGGCCCCTCGGCGTTGGTCTTGATCGAATTTTCCAGTTCCTCAGCCAACGGCGTCTCCGAGATTCGACTGTCCCCTCTCTGGTTACCTATGCGGTTGCGCTGTGACCGGCCCGCAGTACAGCGGGTTCCCGATCAAAAGGGGGGTGAATGTTCCGTATCTAGAACCCGGAATTGACAGGAAAGCGAAAAACTTGACGATGGCCGCCGAAACACGTAGTTTAACCACGTATATCGGCGAACAAAATCAAGTATTTGGCGCAGGTTGCCGATACTTGATCCTGTGTGCCGAAATACGTGGTATGGCCATGTATTTCGGCAACTGGGTTCAAGTGGAGACCCGACATGAAACTACAGGAACTCTACGTCAAACAGCCCGTCCTCACGCTGGACGAACTTCTGGCTCACCTGGATGAGGGCTACTCACGGAAGAAGCGATCCCGTGAAACGCTTGTCGCTTACCACCTCCGAGAAGGGAATCTGCTTCAAATCCGCCGTGGGCTCTATGCCGTCGTGCCGCCGGGTGCAACTCCGGAAGACTGCCCGGTCGATCCCTACCTGGTCGCGGCGCGGTCGGCAGACGATGCGGTCTTGGCCTACCACACGGCGCTAGAAGTACACGGCAAGGCGCATTCCATATTCGAGCGATTCTTTTATCTGAGTAGCAAGCCGCTTCGGCCGTGGACGTTCCGGACATACCGCTTCGAGTGCGTATTGTTCCCCAAGGCCCTTCGGGAGAAGCACAAGCAGACATCTGCCACGAAAACGATCGACCGCTCAGGCCTGGACGTCCGTGTTACGACCCTGGAGCGAACGCTGGTGGACCTGTTGGACCGGTCCGACCTCGGCGGCGGCTGGGAGGAGATCTGGCGGTCGCTGGAATCCGTCGAATACTTCGACCTCGATCTCGTGGTCTGCTACGTTCAACTGCTATCCAACAAAACGACGGCGGCGAAGGTGGGCTACTACCTCCAACAGCACGCCGAGCAGCTGATGGTGGAAGGTCGTCACCTCGAATCCCTGCGGGAGCTGCGCCCCAAACAGCCGCACTACCTTCAGCGAGGCGAAAGCGGTAAGTTGGTCAGTGACTGGAATATCGTCGTGCCTCCGTCACTGGCCGAACGCTCATGGGAGGAGGTCACATGAAAATCTCTCGCGAAAAACTCATGTCAGAATCACAGGCCACCGGGTTCCGCCCCGAGGTTCTGGAAAAGGTGATGCAGTTATTAAACCTGCTGGAGGGATTTAATCAGCACCCATTTCTCAAGGGGCGATGGGTGCTCAAGGGCGGGACCGCCCTGAATCTGTTCCTGTTCGACGTTCCGCGCCTGTCCGTGGATATCGACCTGAACTACATCGGTGCGCTTGACCGTGACACGATGCTGGCCGAACGCCCCAAGATCGAACAGGCGGTGCAGGCGGTCTGTTCGCGGGAGGGCATGAGCATCACGCGCGTGCCGGACGATCACGCCGGGGGCAAGTGGCGGTTGCGCTATGACAGTGCGCTGGGTGAAGGCGGCAATCTGGAGGTCGATCTGAACTTCATGTTCCGGGTCCCGCTGTGGCCGATCGTCATAAGCGATGCGGCCGTAGGGACCAGTTCGGCCAGGCAGATCCCCGTTCTCGACCTGCATGAGTTGGCGGCGGGCAAACTGGCGGCTCTGCTTGCCCGTCATGCCAGCCGCGATCTGTTTGATGCCCATCACTTGTTGACACAGACGGACCTGGACCGCAGCAAGCTCCGCCTGGGCTTTGTCTTGTATGGGGGAATGAACCGTAAGGACTGGCGTACAGTGGCGATCCAAGACGTCGCGTATGAACCACACGAGCTTGAGAACCAGTTGGTACCCGTTGTTCGCGATGCCATTCTCCGCCAAAAGAAGGCGGGCGACTGGGCCGAACGCATGATCGCCGAGTGCCGCCAGGCACTCGATATCGTTCTTCCGCTGAATGACCGGGAAATCAAGTTCCTGGATCAGCTGCTCGACCACGGCCAGATCGAACCGCAGCTTCTGACCGACGACGAGGGGATGATGGACCGGATCCGGTCACATCCGTTGCTGCAGTGGAAGGCCGTCAACGTCAGGCAACACAAGGGCAGGTAGCTCCCCACCGGCCTGTTCGTAGGTTGTGATACGACGCCCGCAGTACCGACACGCCCTGCGTCGCAGGACGCGCCCGCCCGTTGCCGCGCGTGTGTAGAGCACACGGAAGTGCGCGCAGCCACACTTGGGGCACTCGAGGCCCCGCTTGGTCTGAAGTGATGATCTTCCGCTTGGCTGCATCGTCTACGGCCTGCCCCTTTGTATCTCCGAGAGCCGCAGCCGCTGCCGGGCGGGGGCGGCCTTCACCTCAATGGCCGGCAGCGCCGCGCCCTGGATGCTGGCGGCGGCGGCACAGCCGACCAGGCAGTCAAACCAGTGGTTATCCGGCCCGCCTGCGCGCAGTTTCCACTCATCCACGACCCGCCCCCCGCCCCCGGAAGTGCCCCCGCCCCCGCCCCCGGAGGATCTTGCTTCGGTCCGCACGCGGTACTCGGCGGTCAGGTGCTCTGCGATGAGCTGATGCTCGACGGGCTTGCGCCCGAACAGCGACAAACAACCCGGATCGCCCATGGCCACCGCCAGCCGGGCATGAATAAAACTCTTCCAGTAGTTGGTGTCGATCAGCGCGTGACGCACCTGGCGGCGACCCTGCACGTTGGGAATGCGCCAGTGATGACCGACCCGCTCACCGCGTTTGCGCCTGTACTCACTGAACGGGATACTCGACGCGCCGACGTAGCGCCCGTGGCTGGGCATGACCAGGCCGGCGTGGGCGCTCTGGCGGCAGAACTGATAGACCACGTCGGTGGATTGCCCCCAGTTCGCGTCGATCAGGCAGCGCTCAATACGCAGTTCGGCTCCGTCGTCGCGTAGCCAGCTTCGAGAAAGGTAGTCGCCAGTGAGTTGTTCAAGGCCTGCGTAGATCGAGCCTTCCAACCCCGCGCCCGGCGCAGCTTGAGCAAGTGTCTTCTGCGCTTCCCGCAAAGTGAAGTACGAACGCTGCTGATCGGGGTAGGTTCCATAATCGAGCACGTAACCGGTGAAGTCGTCTTCCCATGCAACCACGGCATGAAAGAGCATCTTCGCCTGTACGTCGATAAACATGGTCAGGTGGTTCGCCCCGATAGGCACCACCTTCCGGGGGTGGCCGTTGGTCTTGGCGGCGATGGCTTCGGTGGTGAGCTGATCGCCGTCGCCCTCATCCTCGGGTATCGGCTCGTTCTGGTACTCGGCCCAGAACGCCCGTTCATCTTGCAAGCGCAGGTTCATCGCGTGCTGGATGGCCGACAACTCATCCTCGTTGTGACGCTGCGGCCACGCGATGACCGAGCCCGCGTCCATCGCCTCACGGTGCTCACGGTAGAACTCGGTGGCTTCGTGGCCGTCACCGTCGTTGCGGAAGCTATCGGCCCGCAACTGGGCGTACCGGTCCCAGAGCTTCTGGTTGGTTGGGAACGCATATACCAACTTCGTGCGCTCGCCTTGCCAGGCCGGGTGCTTGTCGCGGTCAAGAATCTGATCGGCCATGTCACCGGGCCGGATCACGGTGCAGGGCATGATGCCCGAGATCTTCTGGCCCGGCCCGGCCAGGTTCAGGATCGCGCCGTTGAGCGTCTCCATCCGGGACCGAACCTGCTGATCGCTGCGGGCCGATTCGTCGGTCTGCGGGTCATCGAGCACCACCAGCGACGGACGTACCGCCCGTCCATCAGATCGCTTGTACTTCATGCCGCGGATGCGGCTCTCGATGCCGGCCACACGCACGATGGCCCCCGAGGACACACTGCCGGGCGTGGTTGGCAGGACGATCTCGTCGGCCGTCCAGACGATCCGCGTATGTTTGCCGTTACAGAGCTGGCCCTTGGCCCGGTTGTGAATCCGCTCTAGCGCGTGGATCGGATAGACCGCCTCGGGGTAGTCCTCCAGCAGTTGATCGTTGGTCTCAAACTCCACCTTGATGCTCTCGAGCATGTTGCGGGCGTGCCCGGCATCGGATCCGATCAGGCAGACGAACTGCTGCGCACCGGTGAGCATCGCCCAGATGCAGGCGGTTTCGGCGAGGGTGGTCTTGCCGCTGCCGCGCGGCATGGCCATGGCGAACAGGCCGCCACGCAGAACAGCGGTCTCGATCTTGGTGATGACCTTTAGGTGATCGTCCGACCAGGGCAGGCTGAAGGTCTGCGGGAAGTACGTCTCACAGAAGAACCGAAAGTCCCCGCCCGCCCGCGCCTTGCGCTCTGGGTCGGCAACCTCGGGGATCTCGCCGATGTCCCGCCCGGTCGCCGAGAGTTCGGCGTTGCGGGCGCGGGCGGCCTCTTTGACCGCCTCGTACCCCCGGAGTTTTTCATTGGGATCTTCCGGGGGTTCCGGGTTATGTCGCGACCAAACCAACCACGCCGCGTAGCGCAGCAGGTCGACGTGTTTCTCGTCACCGATGCGATAGCCCGCGCGGTTACGGTGCCGGCGCAGCTGCCGCTCGCTGACCACCTCGCCCAACGGCGTGGAGTTCAGCATCCGCGTCAACACTGAGGGCCGTAACTTCCTTGGGTCAATCATTCGGGGCGTCAATCATTCCGGGGGCCGGGGACCGGGGACCGGGGGCCGGGGTGCGCCGCCTCCCGTACCAGCCAGGCGGCGTAATGCACCAGGTTGATCGTGGCCGGGTTCCGCGGGTTGGTCGGGGCGCCGGCGACGATGTCGGCGCGGACCATCGCCTCGGTGATGCGGCGGCTGCCGGCGGCGGCGAGGATTTTGGCGGCCTGGGCGGGCGTCAGGGCCGTGATTTTCGGCATTTCGGCGGCCATATCTCTAGCCCCCACGCGAGCTTAGTAAAATCTGTAAGTTCTTTTGGCACAAGTGGTTAATTGCCTTGATGTCCGGCTCAGCATCCGGCTTAATGTGATCGTGAAGACCACGATTCCTAAGGCACGGAGAACCGCGATGGCAAACGCCAAACCCACCCAACACGCCCTGAAGACCGCCGACCGGATCGCCCGGGAGGTGCTCGACCTTGAAACGCTCGAGACCCGCAAGATGGACAGCCTGGACTTCCACGACATGGCGGTCTGGAGCATTAAACAAGCGCTGCTCGACGCCTACGCCGCCGGGTTCGAGGCGGGCAAGACCCCCGGGGCCCCCGGGACCCGCCCCCGCCCCCGCCCCCGGAAGTAACCACGCACACGCAACAGGAGACACGCCATGCGAACCACACGAATCGATCTCGAAGGCGACGCCGGCAACGGCCACTACGCCACCATCACCCGCCCATCCGGGGGCGAACACATCGAGGTCACGATCCTCACGCCCGCGCAACCCAACGGCCGGGTCCACCACGTCCAGGCCGACAGCGAAGACGACCTCTGGTCGATGGCCGAGTGCCTCCAGCATCAGCTCGATGGGGTCCGGGGCACCAACAGCATGATCCACGACTACCTCCGCGAGCTTCAGCGCTTCGCGGATTGAACCATCGGTAACCACACGCAAAAGGAGAACGCCATGTCCAAGAGCCACAAACAAACCCGATCCGACGGCACCACTGTCCGGGTCACCGTTCCCGACGACCCTAATCCCAAAGACCTGTTGATCGACGCCATCCGCGAGAACCTCTCGCTCGAGGCCGTCTGCCTGATCGCCGCCAAACTCCAGCCTTGCTACGGCAAAGGCCAAGCGGGCCAACGGGCCGAACGCGAGTGCGACTGGTTCACCGAGATGTTGATCGATGAACTGGGAACCAGCGAATACGAACGACTGTGCGACGAGCTGGGCCTGTGAGCCCGGCTCGCTTTCATTAACCCTCCCGAAAGGAGAACCACCATGAAGAAGGACGAAGTCAAGATCGGCGAAACCTACACCGCCAAGGTTACGAACAAGGTCGTGCCCGTTCGGATCGACAAGGAGAACCCGCGCGGCGGCTGGGACGCCACGAACCTGGTGACAAACAAGACGGTCCGGATCAAGAGCGCCCAGCGCCTGCGCGGACGCGTGAGCGCACCCGCCACAGACGCTGACGCCGGCATGGCGAAGCCCGCCGCAAAGCCGCCGGTCAAAAAGAAGCTCACCGCCGCCGAGCGAAAGGCCCGACGGCAACAGCCACCTGCTAAGGACGGCAAGCCCACACCCGCCGCGAAGAAGGCCGGTGCCCCGAAGGAGAAGAAGCTGAGCCTGATCGACGCGGCCGTGCAGGTCCTCGGCAAGGCTAAGGAGCCAATGGGCACGAAGGAGATGGTTGCACAGATTACCGAACAGAATCTCTGGTCGCCCCGCAGCGGCGGTAAGACGCCACACGCCACGCTCTACAGCGCCATCCTCCGCGAGCTGCAGAAGAAAGGCACGGACGCCCGGTTCCAGAAGGCCGAGCGCGGCCGGTTCACCCTGGCGAAGGGAGCGTGAGCCGTGGCCGTACCCCCCGAGATCCTTAAGCATATGGCCCACGTCGATCAAACCCGCGCGCACCTGCGCGAGGTGATCAAGCAGATTCCCCGCAGCGACCTGGTCGAAATCATCCGCACCGCCGCGTCCGGCAAGCTCAGCGAGTTCGACGAGCGCACCGCCCTCCTGGTCGGCATGCTCGCGGTGATCGCCATCCACATGCTGTTTGAAGATGGAGATTAAACCATGCCCACCCGCCCCCGTCCCCGGAACCGGATCGTCAACTTCGACGTGGTGGACGACCACCTCGAGATGAAGGTTTCGTTCACAGATGATCCGGAGAAGAGCTACGTCCACCGTTGCACGCGCGACATCTTCCGCGAAGTCGCGTTCACCATCGAAGAACTCGCGGCCGGAGGTACAACGCTCGAGGAACTGGTCGCAGCGATGGACGCGCCCTTCACACAGGTCAACGTCGCGCTCGCATTCATGAAGGAGCGCGGGTGCGTTGAGGTTCGCAGGCGGCGCACCTACCCCGCATCCGGCGCGCTCTACGAAGATGCCATGATCGAGTTCATGTACCTGGCCGAAGCGCCGTACTGACCGCATCACAACCCCGCCCCCTCCACCCCGGCCAACGCCGGGGTTTTTGACTGAAGCCGGCCCCTGTTCCGGTCGAAACCGCCGTATATACTGTGTGTATACGGACAATGGGAGCCCGCCATGATCAAGACCCTAATCAAACACGGCAACAGCCTGGCCCTGGTGGTGGACAAGCCGATCCTGGAACTGCTGGGCATCACCGCCGACACCCCGTTGGAACTGACCACTAACGGCGACGCGCTGATGATTACCCCGGTCCGCGACCGCAGACGGCAGAAGCGACTTCGCGCGTCGCTGGACAAGATCAATGCTAAGTACGGCGATGACCTTAAGCGGCTTACTGACTGACCTTGCCGCCCTTGGTGCTCGTCGGCACGCTTGCCGTGAAGCAGCCTGGCACAGACAATCCACGTATGCTCGAAGAGGATGCCGCCGCTCTCGCGGAACAGATCGAAAAGGACTTCGGACGCATCTCCGAACCCACTCACTGGATATGGACGCAACCGCCGGCACCCAAGGTGATTGACTGTGTGTTGTCGCTCCGCCAAACGTATGAAACCGTGGTTGAGCCGCGCGTCAAGGCTTTCGTCGCTGAGAACCCAGAGGTACGCGCGTGCCTCGACCTGCGGGAACTCATTGATGCATCTGAGTCGAAGGCCAGCTTCTACGCCAAGTATTTGAACATGAAGAGCCCGAGCAAGGCGGCCACCACATCGGGCGTTGTCGACTACCTGGTCGACATCCAGAAGCGGTTCGATGGCGATACCGAAGAAGATCGCCTGGGCGCATGGGCGCGTTGGTGCCGGCCGGGAGATTACCTTTCGCTCGGCGTAAAGGGATTCGGCTTGGCGGGCTTCCAGTACCTTCGCATGCTCTTCGGTGCCGATACGGTCAAGCCAGATGTGCACATCAACCGTTACGTCGCCGATACCCTTGGTCAACCGGTTAGCGATATACGCGCGATCTATATTCTTGAACGTGCGGGGGAGATACTCCGCCAGCCCATCAAGAGCATTGATGTCGCGATATGGGGTCGTGGCGCGGGTCACGGCGCGACACCTTGAGGTGTTTTGGGTGCTGATCGGTCGGGCGCGTCGTTAGTAAAGTTTTCTTGACTTGTGCCGTTCGCTGGTAAAGCATCCTTTACTAGCCGCTCGGCCTTCCGCCCGGTGAACTTTTCCCACCGTTCGACGATCACGTCACAGTACGCCGGGTCCAACTCCATCAGGAACGCCCGACGCCCGGTCTGCTCGCAGCCGATCAGTGTCGAACCGCTACCGCCGAAAAGGTCCAGCACGTTATCCCCCGGAAGTGATGAGTACTGAATCGAGCGCGCCGCCAACTCCACGGGTTTCTCGGTGAGGTGGACCATCGCCTGCGGGTTGACCTTCTTGACGTGCCAGAGATCGGTCGCGTTGTTCGGCCCGTAGAAATGGTGGCCTGCGCCCTCCTTCCAACCATAAAACGCGATCTCAAAGGCGCCCATGAAGTCCTTGCGCGTCAGCACCGGGTGCTGCTTGTCCCAGACGATGCCCTGGCTGAAGTACAGGCCGGCCGCTTTGAGCGGGGCGGGGTAGTTGCCGAGGTTGGCGTACCCGCCCCAGATGTAGAACGAGCCGCCGGGCTTGAGGACGCGCGAGGCGTTGGCGAACCAGGCCAGCAGCATCTCGTCGAACGCGTCGTCGGTAACGAAGTCGTTGGCCAGCGGCCGGTCCTTGGCGCGCATCTGTTTGTGCGTGCCCTTGGCCTTGCCCGGGTGGCGGGCCAGGTCCAACTTCTGATGGTGGCCGCCCGAGCCTTTACGCTTGCTGTCGGCCTTGGCGAACGAGGAGTTACCGGCCGCGATGGCGTTGTTGCTGCGCGGCTCGACCTTCACGTTGTAGGGCGGGTCCATATTAACCAGATCAATCCCCGCACCATCCAGCAGCCGATCCAAGTCTCCGGGGCTGCCGCTGTCGCCGCACATCAGGCGGTGGTTGCCGAGAACCCAGATGTCGCCGGGTTGTGTGATCGGATCGTCCGGCGGTTCGGGCACCGAATCGGGATCGGTCAGACCCTCGGCCAGGTCGCCGTCGAGCATCTTGGCCAGTTCGGTCTCGTCGAAGCCCAACAGGTTCAGGTCGTACTCCGCCTGCTGCAGGTCTTTTAGTTCGATCGGCAGCAGGTCCATGTCCCACTCGGCCAGCGTCGCCGTCTGATTGTCGGCGATGCGGTACGCCTTGACCTTCTCAGGCGGCAGGTCGGTGGCGACGTGGACCGGCACCTTAGCCAGGCCGAGTTTCTTCGCCGCCTTCCAGCGGGTATGCCCGACGATGATCACGCCGTCGGCGTCGATCACGATGGGTTGGCGGAAGCCGAATTCCTTCAGGCTGGCCGCCACGGCGTCCACGGCGTCGTCATTGATGCGAGGGTTGGCCTCGTAGGGCTTGATGGCGTCGATGGGCCGCAGTTCTACGTCAAACGTCTTGGTCGTCATGTTACACCTCCGTGTGTTTGGGCTCGTGAGAAAAAACCGGACACGCACAACTAACTCTGCCTATGCTGGCGACCGTTCCCGCCGGCATCAGGAAGACCGGGCGCCGGGAAGTACCTATTCGCCGCAGTTACCCACTGCCACACTGGCAGATTGTGGGTAACTCGCGACCTTGGCCCACGTTCGCCCGTGTTCGCGAGGGCGGCGGGTGGTAGGGACGTACCACCCGCTTCCGGGGGCGCAACACGGGCCAACGTCGGCGGCCGGGTCCGCACCGGGGATTCCTTCCCCTAACTTCCTTCACCCACCCCCCTCGCGCGCACATGCGAGCCAAAATCGGTAGCGCGCAAATGTATGGGTGATAGGGTGAAGGAAGTAGAGTAGTAGTAGTTTTTCCCTGTATTTATGGGCCAAACTTCCTTCACCCCCGACGGGTGAAGGAAGGGTGCGGTATGGTGAAGGATGTTCGGGTCGCGGGGGGTCTTTGAGTGCATCTTTCACCTTCCTTCACCTTCCTTCACGCCTTCGTTTAGCTGATAAACCACCCCGGTCCGCCCGGCGGTCTGGACCGGCGCGGCGGCAACCTCATCTCGCTGGACCAGCGTCTCGATCAGTTCCTTGAATTCCTTGGCTTTCATCTTCATGCGTTTAAGCAGAACCTGGTGTGAGAGCGTGTGCCCTGGCGCCTCCTTGAGCTTGCGTACCAGCTTCAGGCACTCGGCGTGGAACGGGTTCTCCGCCACGTAGCTACCCGCGAGATACAGCTGTCTCCGCGTCTGGTGCGTGGCGAACGCCCGCGCCCATTCCACCGCGGGAAGGCCGATGACCGGGTCCTCGTGGTTCTCGCTGCAGGCGTAGATCAGCGCCAGCTTCTTGGCGTTCTCCAGCGTGCGCGACCAAGCCACGCGCGCGACCTCGTCGTTGCGCTCGTGCGCGGCGTCGTACTGAAGCTCGGTCTGGCGCTGTAGCGCCGCGACCGCCTCCTGCGCCTCGGGCGTTGCGGGCACGACCCGGGGCTCGGGGTGGACCTCCAGCAGGTTCGCGCGGCGTGAGCCCGGCTGGAACTCCGCCCACCACCGCGCTGCCTGGAGGACCGGCTCGGGGAGGTTGCGGGCGCTTCCGGGGGCCTGGCCCTCGCCGCGCTTGCCGATGTCCACGATGATCAACCTGGCGAAGAAGCCGTTGGTGAGCATGCGCTGGCTCAGCGACTCGTAGAAGTACTGCGGCGTGGCCGTACCGAACAGCGTCAGGTGCGGCTGGTCGATGTGCGCCGCTTCTTTCTGCCCGGCCTTGACGCGCATCGGGTACACGTCGGCGGCGGAGGTGTAGAGGGTTAAGAGCACGTTCGGGATCGACTCGCGCTTGTTCTCGCGGTCGAGGTTGATCTGCCGCAGCACGCCGTCCATCTCGTCGTTCTGGAAGAGCATGGCGCTGGTGCGGGCCAGCGCGTCCTGGATGCCCTCGCCCGAGGCGAACTTATCGCCCAGCGCCGCGACGTGGCCGATCTCGAAGAGTACGCGGGCGTTGACCTTACGCGGGAAGTCCTTACCCGTGCCCGAGCTGGCCAGCGCCAGCAGGTAGAGGTTCGGGCGCAGGTCGCCGCCGTCGCAGACCTTGCGTCCGCAGAGGTAGGACTGCAGCGCCATCGCGCCGCAGAACGCCAGGCCGGCGTTCGGGTAGGGGGCGTTGGCCAGCGTGAAGTCCATCACCCGCGCAACGAGGCCGGGCACGTGGAACAGGGATTCCGGGATCGGGCCCGGGTCGGCGATGTCGCGATTACTTTCCCCGCAGCCGGGGTGATCTTTATCACCGCCGTTGGCCTGGCCGAGGATGCCGGAGATGTCCACGCCCGGGTGGCAATCAGCGAGGGAATCGCCGCCGTACCCGCTCGCCCGTAGCGACCGCGCCGCCTGTTCGTAGTTTCCGCCGTGGTTGAGTAGCGCGTACACAGAAAATGGCGAGTAGGCGCGGTTGGATTCGAACGGCGCGGCGTTCGAGCTGAATACATAGAAAACACGATCTTTCAGCGACGCCGACCAGCCCGAAGCCTTGCCCGGACGCCGCCAGTATTCGTTGTCACCATTACTAACTTGCACCCAGCCGTGGTGTTCGAGCACGGCCCGAACGTCGCCGCGGACACTGAAATCGTCGCCGGGCCTGTCGGCGTTTGTTACGTGCGCAGTAGTCGTCGGCGGGGCTGAGCCATTCACGACCGGCGGTACGTACTCGTTAAGTTCCCATGCCGCCTGCAGCAGCGTATCGCGCTCCGCTTCGGTGAGCACGGGCAGTTCGCACAGGTCGCCGTGGGCGAGGATGTACCCTTGTGTCGGCGCGCAGAGGAACAGCCCGCCCTCGCCGCGGGTCTCAATGAGCGTCTCAACCTGGCCACCGGCCTTGCGCTGCGCCAGCTTCAGGTTACCGCATACCGGCGCCACGCAGCGGTAGATCACATGCATGCCGCCAGAGGGCGTGGTCTCGACGATAAGATTGTCGCGTAGAGCGGCGGGGACGCGGTCCCACCACTCGCGGAAGCGTTCGCCGCCGGCGTCGAAGTCGAGGATCTCAAGATTACCGGAGATGTGCCCGCAAAGAACGCAGATCGCATCAGGGTCGTTCGCCAGCCACGCCGACAGTTCAGCCTGCGTCGGCTGGCGCTGCTGGTATTGCCGCCAGCGACCGACGGCGGGACGTTTCTCGGCGCGTCGCGCCGGCAGCACACACAGACCTTCGGCAAGATAGCGCTGTGCGGCTCTGCTCAGTTCAGACATGGACCACCGCCCGTTCTGGCTGGCAGTAGTTGTGCTCGCACCGCAGGTCGCGATTACTATGGGTTCCATGTTGACCCCAGACAGATATGGACCGCTGCCTAAGGATGCGAATCGATTCAAACGACGGTGCCGGCTGCTTCAAAGCTGGTACCGTGTAGAGATCCTCAAGATTGCGCAGTGCGGCCCTTGGCGGCCAGGTGGCCAGGTAGTCGGCAGCTCGCTCGTCGACGGCGAAGTATCGGGCGCCAACTTCATCAGTCCCGAAGCCTTTGCTTATGCCAAGCAGCGCGTGGAGGACAAGAAGGACAACCCAGACCTGACGATCGAAGAGTTCAGGCTCTTCAACAACATGCTCTCCAGCATGCCCATGTGCTTCAACCTGTTCGCTGACTTCCGAGTGGCGATCCAGAAAAGAGTCGCCGCCGCGCGGGACGTTCTGGCTTCGATGTTCAGCAGTTCCCCGATTCACGCCATCGACGAAGTTGTCGTGGAGATGATCCCCCGTCCGACCCACCTGTACATCGACGACAAGACCGCTTGGGACGCCGCGATCTTCTATGCCGACCCCGCAGGCAAGCCGGGGCTCGTCAGTATTGAGACCAAGTACACCGACAAGTTGGGCGGCAACAAGGCCTCGAAGCAAGACCGCAAGTTCGAGCTCGCCCGCCAACTCGAAGTGTTTACCCCCGATGGCCTGAGCTGGCATCGAGACAACGGATTCGATCAGGTCGCCAGGAATCTTCTGTTGACACTCGCGTATGCAGACAGACACGCCCTGGCCCACGCCAAGAACTACGTTATGGCCCCAAAGGATGACACGGAGGCCCCCAAGGCCGTATCGCAGTTGAGGGCACGGCTTGCACCGCGGTACCGTGACTGCATCGAGACACTGCCCTTGGAAACCGCTGTCGAGCGGGGCCTCAAGCGCGCGGATGATGCACTCGGCAGCCACTTGCAGCGCTTCCGCCAGCGGTACCTGGATTTCAGTCAGATCGCTCATCTCTAGAACGGGATGTCCTCGTCGGGGATGTGTATGTAGTCCGGCTCGCCGCCCGCTAAGTCGCCCACGGCCTGCGGTACCTCATCGAGTTCGTGCGCGACGATGCGGTCGTACTTCTCGCCGGCCACGCTGCGCACGGTGATCGCCCGGGTCTTGGCCAGCGCCCCGGAATTGGCTAGCTCGACCGCGTCGTCCGCGTCGGTCGGACACGGTTCGTTTGACCGCGCCCGCCACCACGCCTCGGCCTTCTGCCGCGCGAAGCCGCCCGCGGGGTGCTCGACGCAGACCCACTCGCTGCGGTAGTCGCCTAGCGCTACGCAGTAATCGACGCGCAGGGTCCGGGGGTGATCTTCCGGCGCGCCGCGCTTGGTGTGGGCCGAGTAATAGACGCTCTGGACCTCGTACGCCGCCTCCGTCACCTCACCGCTAAGAATGCCCGCCGTGGCCGCCTCGCGATCGTGCTTCTGGCGATCAGGCGGCGGGAACTCGAAGCCGCATTCGGGGCAGACGCTGTACGCGGCGTGAATCACCGCCTGGCATTGGGGGCACTCCTTTGCGGGTGCATCACCACCCCCGGCACCTACATCCTTGATCTGCAGCGCATCGACCGGGCCGTGGCGCAGGATGTTGCCGCCGAAGTCGAGAACGAGGCAGCTGTCTTTCGATGGGTGTAGGCGGAAGCCCCGACCGACCATCTGGTAGTAAAGCCCGGGCGAATTGGTGGGGCGTAGCAGCACGACCGCATCGATATTCGGGGCATCGAAGCCCGTCGTGAGCACGTTGACGTTAACGAGGTACTTCAGTTCGCCGGATTTGAACCGCTCGAGCGTCTCGGCGCGGTCGAAGGGCAGCGTGTCGCCGCAGACGAAACCGCACTCGTGGCCCAAGCCGGTCAGAACGGACTGCACGTGCTGCGCGTGCTTGACGCCGGCCGCGAAGATCAGCACCGAGCGGCGGTCTTGGGTGTACTCGATGATCTCGTAACAGGCCGAACTGACCAGCCCGTCGTCGTCCATCAGGGTCTCGACCTCCCCGGCGATAAACTCGCCGCCCCTGATGTGAAGTCCCTGGAAGTCGGCCTTGCGCTTACCGGCCTTAGACTTCAGCGGGCAGAGGTAGCCCTGGACGATCAACTCACGCACGCCGACCTCATAGCAAACATGATTCAAAAGGTTGTCGGGGGCGCAGATCGTGCCCGTGGTCATGCGGTACGGCGTGGCGGTCAGGCCGACCAGCCGTACGTGCGGGTTGACGACCTTCGCTTCCTCCAGGAACTGGCGATACATGCCTTCCCCATCAGGTGGCAGCATGTGGGCTTCGTCGATCAGAATGAGATCGAAGCGGCCCAAGTCACAGGCCCGGCGGTACACGCTCTGGATCCCGGCGACGATGATCGGTTGATCGGTGTCGCGGCTCTTAAGGCCCGCCGAGTAGACGCCGATCCGGTTCCAAAGATCCGGCGCCATGGTGTGCAGCTTGTCAGCGGCCTGTTCGAGCAGTTCTTTTACATGCGCCAGGATGAGGATCCGCCCATCCCACTGCTGCACCGCGTCGCGGCAGATCGTCGACATGACGGGGGTTTTGCCGCTGTTGTGGTGGACGATGAAGTGCCCGTCAAGATATAGGTGGTCCTCATCGAGTTGAAAACCGAAATACTGTCCGCGTCCTACAGGCTCAACTTTAAAGCCCGTACGAAGCACCGATTTCTTCTGCCTACGCGGCGCAGGCTTCCTACGAGGCAGACGGCAAGGTACTTCGGCGAAATCACCCCAGATGGACACACGATAAAACCATCCGCCGGCGCCGGTCTGGCACGAGCAGTACTTTTGCGTACAGTGAGCGGCGAAACCCAGGCTCCGGACCAGAAACATCAGGTCGGTTGCCAGTTCCTTGGATTGAGTCACGTAATCGCAGCCGCTCTTGTTGCTGGCCCCGTCGCTGTCCATCAGCCCGGCCAGCAGCGAGAGTCGGTCGTGGCGGCTTGCGACGAGATACGCGTGTGGAATGAATTTCGTACCCGAACTTTTCCCCTGCAGTCCCAAGGCCGAAAGCGCCTCGGAGAGGATACTGTGCCGCCCGTTTTCTTTGACGATGCGGTACGTGGGGCAACGCCCGCCCGAAGCGTGAATGGTGATCCCGCAGTTAATGCTCTGGGCGTAGGTGATCCATGCGTTGGCTATCGCGTCATCGGCGGTTGTCAAGCCAATTGGATTTCGGGTAAGGCCCCCGTCACCGATCAGAAGTCCCAGGATATATGGCGGAATGGGCAATGCCGGTTCACACTGAAAGTCTACCGCCACCCGGCGCAGCTTTCGAAGATGACGCCAGGACGCAGACTTCGTTAGGTAATCCTTTACAGTGACATTGTCGACCTCCCCACCGCGACGGTAACAGGCGAAGTTCCGTTTACCCTCGTTCGTACAGACGAGCGAGAGCACGTGGTTGGCATTTACTACGAATGGCTCGCCCTTGTTCGGCACGATCCGGAACATTTCGTCTTCGCCTTGGCGAAGCGCCATTACCCGCCGAGGGCGGCTGTCAGGTCCCATGACAAGGTCCCCGACCACTATGTCTTCAATGGGCTTGACCGTGCCGTCGAACATGAGGATCGGGTGCCCCGCGGCATGACAAGCGGTTGGCAAGACCACGCACGGGTTATCATCGCGCGTGCGCAGGTGCTCGTACACCGCGCTGACCGCTTCGGCCTGGTAGGGGCGGAGCGTGATCGCGTTAGTGGGCGCTACCACAGCGCTCACGCGGCCACCTCCGTCCCGTCGGGCAGGATGCAGCGATCGTCTAGGATCGGGATGGTGTAGAGCGTGTCGCTGCGCCGGCCGAGGTAGCCGAGGATGAAGCCGTTGACCCACTCGACCGGACGGCCGGTGCCGTACAGCGGGATCGGCTTACAAAGACAGCCGCCGCTACGGGCCTGGACGACCTGGCCCGGGGACCAAATGTTCTGGATGATGCTCGAGTCGGCGCGGTGGGTGTGCCCGTGGATGACGCTCTTGCCCTGGCTGATCTGTAGGTGGTTCTTGGTGGCGTGGCGGGCATACGACCAGCCGTGCACGGCGATGATGCGCGAATTGACCGCGTAGTGCGGGTAGCGCGCCGTGGCCGAGCCGTAGGGCACGTAGGTGAACTTCGACCGGCCCTTGCTCAGTTGGATGCGCGGCGCCAGCAACGAGTACGCGCCACGCCCCTCGCTGGTCAGCGCCGCCCAGCGGTCCAGGCGGTACTCGTGATTACCTTCGACCATGACGAGCCTGTCGCAGCAGGCCTGCACGCGGTCGAGCAGCGCGTTGGCCGTCTTGAGGTCGTCCTGGTAGTCGGTCTCGGGCACGCCGTACGTGGGCGGGTGCGAGGAGAACTGCCCGCAGTCCAGCAGGTCGCCCAGGCACACGATCAGGTCGGGCTTGATCCGTTCGGCCGCGCGGCAGAACACCTCCACCGCCTGAGGGTTCTGGTGCGGGATGTGCACGTCGCCGAAGGCCAGCATGGTCCTGGCCTTGGTTGGTTTCGAGCGATTGGCCATCACTCTTCCCCCGCGATCATGGCGGCGGTGCGCGCGTAGCCGGCGATGTCGACCAGGTTGTCGCGCTTGTGCCGGTGGGCCTGGCGGGCGAGCTTGACCGCGATCATGCATAGCGGCACGTCATCGGCGGTGATCTGCGCACAATCGCGCAGCTTGCCCGCGAGGATGCCGGACCACATCTGCGCCGTGCGCGCAAAATCATTCCGGGGGTGTCCGTAGTCGTTGTGGCGCACCGTGGCGGTGATACGCATCGCTTCGTCGAGGATCGATTCGGCGGTATGGGCCACGCCCAGCACCACCGATGCGTCGGGTAGCAGCTCCAAGCGCCTCAGCGTCTCGGCGTCGAAGACGGGTAGGTTAAGTTCACGGGCGAGCAGGTATTCGAGCCCAGCGCCGCTGGAGGCTTCCCATTCCGGTAGCAGGGCCAGCGCGTCGCATTGCAGCAACAGCGCCACGTCCACGCGGAGGTAGCTGGCCCGCGGCAGGTCCGTGCGGCCGCCGAAGTTGTCGGCGGGGTTCACGACCTCCCAGCCCGCCTTCTCCAGCCGCCGCGCGGCTTGGTCAAAAGCCGGGAAGTTGTGGTTGGGCAGGCCGGTCATCGGGCCGGCGAGGTAGATGCGTCCGCGATTACTCATCGGTCAGTTGTCCTCCGGGCGGAACGGATCGGTAGGGGGGTACGGCCCGTGGCACAGCGGGCAGCGCGAAAGCGGGAACTCGTCGATCTGGACCTCGATGCGCCCGGGCTTAGTGACCTCACGACGGCGTGCGAACAGCAGGTCGATCTGGCTGTCGTCCTCGTACACGCCCGCGTGCTCAAGCGCATCGAGAGCGCCCTTTTGCAGGTTGTCGAGGTCGCGCCTGCGCCGGTCCGGCGGGAAAGCGTCCATACCCAGGGCGATCCGCCCGCCCGACGGCGGCTTACGCGGGCCGTTGCCGCCCAAGGCGGGGGCGGTGGCCAGCAGGTCGCAGACGTCCTTGCGGAAGGCGCGGCCATCGGCGCTGAGCACCACGCGGCCCCGGTAGCTACGCCAGTAGTGGTTCACCGACGGCGGGTACGGCAGGACGAGCCTCACCAGCGGGCCTCGCGCTGGCCCCACTTCGAAGCATTCAGCCTGTTGAACACCGAGACGCCGATTAGAGCGATGAGCATCACCGGGCCGTATACCAGGGAGATGCTCAGCCAAAAGACCCGATCGATCTGCTTCCACCGGCCTTGCGTCGCGATGTGGTCCTCGCGCAGGAGCAGATAACACGCCGGCGCGCAGATGATCCAGATCAGCAATAGCGAGAATAACAGTGTCATGGTTCGTGCCTGTGGGGTGTTTGAATCAGAGCGAGTTGGTCACCGCTTCCAGGGCGGTGTGTTGTCAGTAGCTGGTGCCTGGGTACCGCCCCCGGAAGACACTCCGGTACTCGCCGTTGCCTGCGCCCGACCTCCGGGGGCCGACTTGGCCTCGAAGCCCTTGATCTCGTTGATCAGCTCGTCGTTGTCGCTGCGCTTCTTGACCTTGACGTTGATGACCAGCGGCAGGTTGTGCAGCTCGACGCTGTCGCGCGGCTGCATCACACCGACCGCGTGACAGATCGCCGACAGTTCGCCCCGGGCGATCTTGACCGCCGTGGCGTTCGGGTTATTCAGATTGAGCCGGGCCCAGAGCGTGCGCCCTTGGTACTCGCCTTCAAGAACCGTGAACGTCAGCTCGAGGTAGCTACCCTGACCGTTCTTGGTCGGCTTCATCTCAGAGGCGGTGATCGCCGCCAGGTAATTGCCCGCGGGGATAGGATCGAAGCCGGTGTTCGGGTCCACGTCGTGCGCATTGAATCCGTTGAGATTCGCCATGACTCAGTTCTCCTGGTTGGTTGCTTTGGGGCCGACGAAGCCGATGACGGCCGGCGGTTCGATTTTCTTCTCGGGCTCAGGCTTGGAGTTGGAAGGGGTCGGGTGGGTTCGGCTCTTCGAGAAGTTCAGGCCCTCTACGAGTGCGGGCCAGGACAGCGGCACCTCCGTGGGCAGGCCGTAGCGGTTCTTCGCCAGAATGACGTTGGTGCCCTCGGTAAGCAGCACACGCTGGTTGCCGTCGCGGCGCGCGTACAGTACGCAGTCGGCCCATTCGATAAACGGCGGCGCGATCCAGTGCGGCAGGTCGGGGGACGCGAGATACTGATCGAACCCCTCGGGCGTCGTCAGTTTGGTGTTGGCCGCGTGGGCCAGGAGGATGATGGCTGCGCCCGTGTCGGCGATGGCATTGAGCATCGGCAGCAGATCGCGGTAGACGATGTTGGCGACGATTTCTCGTGCTTTGAAGTACCCGCCGTGGGCGGTGCCCAGCGTGTTGGTGATGTCGTTGGGCGATTTACCATCAAGGTCCAGGACCACGTGCTCGACGATTCGCTGGACCATCCAGTCGATGGTGTCGATGGCCAGGGCCTGGGGCGCGTCGGACTTGTCCAGGCTCGCTAACTCGCTGAGCCACTGGCGTATCTGCGGCCAGGACTTCAGGTACGGCGTGCGGATGAGCCCCGGCACGGCGCCGGCGCCGTTCTCACAGTCAAGCAACACCGCGTTGGCCGAGGCCGCGAAGGTTGTCTTCCCGACACCCGGCTGGCCGTAGACGATCATCTTGGGCGGTGCGGGGGAGGTGCTCTTGATCAGCGAGTTCATCAGGGCCATGGGTTTGTTCCTTCGTGCGGCCTCGTAGGCCTGTTGTTCGTTGCCGACGGTCAAAGGCAGCCGCGGGAGTCGAACCCGCACCCCCCCGGAAGTTCGCGCAAGTGGCGATTCTCGAGGGGGCCCCACTCCGGGGGCGGGGGGGCTGCCGAGGTGCGCCCGGGGGGTGGCCGTCGCGTGTGGTGGACCCGCCACAAGCCGCCCGGGCGCGAAGAGATGCTTATTCAGGCCACTTCGAGCACACGGACCCCCTTAAAGCCGGTGGGCCAGTGGTCGTTTGCCCAGCAGTCGCGTAGCCGACGGATCGCCGATTCGTTTTCACGCTGAGCGATGTCGAGCGTGTCGTCGCCGACGCGCCAGACACCGCAGCGGAAGGGTTCTTTCTTCTCAACGGCGACGAGGTGGACCGGGACCCTCTCGCCGGCCAGGACTTCACCCAGCACCGCACGATAAAAAGCCATCTGTCGGTGGTAGCCGTACCGCCGGGCATCGGCTTCAAACCAGGTCAGGTCGTCGCAGGTCTTAAAGTCCACGATGCCGCGGTGCGGATGGACCCAGTCGATCCGGATCTGGCACGGCGTCTGGCAATAGTCGGTGCGGATCACGCCTTCGGAACGGCCGTAAAGAAGCAGGTCGACGGCCTCGTCGTTCATGGCCACGCCGCTGGCCATCTGCTCGATCAGGTCTACTTGGTCATGCGACAAGACAGGCTTGCCCTGCGCATATGCCCACTCGGCGAAGGCCTTCGTGTTCGAACCGAACGGCTTGTTGGTCTTTGGGTTGATCGGGCCGCCGAGAGAGAACTGGGTTTCGTAGGCGTCGCGGCCTTCGAGGATGCGAACGTGCGCGGCACGGCCGATCAAGTAACTGGGCGAGTCGGTGTCCGCGATTAGGCCAAGCGACTTCTTGCGGTACAGCCACGGACACTTGATGAAGTCCAGCAACTGGTGACTGCTTAGGTAGCGGCCGGCCTTGCTGTGGTACTCGTCGGCCGGCTCGGCCTCGAAGATATTCAGGTCAATGCTCAGTTCCATCGTGTGCTTCGTCCTATGTGGCGTTGCCGTGTGCAGTGATCTTCGCGACCCCGGCCCCCGGCCCCCGGCCCCCGCCCCCGTCCCCGGAGAGCCTCGAAGGCTTCGGCATCCTTGCCTTGGCCTCCGAGGCCCTCAACGCGTCTTCCCCTCTCTGGTTACCTATGCAAACCGGCGCAGGCCGTCCCGATTAAGCGCGTCCGAGGCCGGCTTTCTCGAACTCTCTGCGCAGGCGGTCACGGGCGTTGGTGACCTGCCGCCACGAGACGCCTCGCATGCGCGCGGTCGCCTTCAGGCCGTGTTTGGCGATGCTCAGGAGCAGGTCGCGGTCGTCGGGATCGAGCTTGGACATCACGAACTCGACCGCTTCACGCAGTTCGAGCAGCTCTGTGTCAGACTTGTGGTACGTCTGAGTGCGGCGCTGGCCGTCGTCTTCTAGCAGCACGTGGCCGAGGTGGGTGGTCTCGTCCTCGTGCTCGACCATCGTGCGTTCAAGAGAGACAGCTTTTTTGTCTTCGCGCCGCTTGAGGCAGTCATGGTGGCGCAGCTGCATCGCCACCCAGGTGTTGACCAACTGGGTGACGAACGCTTCGAGGTTGCCGCGCTGCGGGTCGAACAGGTGCGCCTTCTCCAGCAGGTGCAGGCGCATACCCTGCCGCATATCGTCGTAGTCTGAGTACGAGAAATCCGTCCGCCGGCAGAGCTGGCGGGCTTTGATGTGGATGAGGGTTTGTGTATAGGTGGCGGCAAGCAGGTCGTGGTTTTGCGTCATGGCGTGTCTCCGTGCCGTGGGCGGAGACCGCGATGGGTGCAGACCAGATGCGCAAACCGATAACACCGACACAAAAGCGGAGCGTTGTGTTGCGCCTTGCCCCGATGGGGCTGGCTGCACCCACAACGACCTCCGCTTGGCGGTCAGTGCGTTATCTGGTGAATGAAAAAGTTGTTCGTTACGGCATACGGGGCGTCAGCCCGGCTTCGACGGTTGGGTGCTCTACTAATCCGGGGTAATCCAGGGGTATCCGGGTATTCCGGGGGGGGCAGGGTGTGGTGATGCTCATCCGAGTCGGCAGGCCGTGGGCAACGACGATGGACTCGACACGGCCGTGTCCGAGCTGACCCATGCGGCGTAGCAGGCAACGCACCTGCGCCTTAAGCGCGTAGTCCGTGGCGATCGCGATCCCGCCATCCTCGGCGTCCTCGTGTTCGAGCTTGAACTCGCGGACGACCCGGGGCGGCGGCGAAAAGACCGGCTGGCCGGCCTGAACGATTAACTGCTCGATCCGCCCGAAGCCGATCTCGCTCATCAGGTCCACCAGCTCACGCTGGGCCCGCCGCAGTTGCCGGTACCGCAGTTCAGTGCCCACCCCGCACCCCCTTGGCCTGCCCGGCCAGTTCGGGCTTACCGCCGTTGGCCACAAACTGCTGCACATCGCCGACCGGGATCCGCCACCGTCCGCCGGTGCGGAACGCCCGCGGGAAGCAGCCCTTACTGAGCAGTCGGGTGACGGTATTGCGGTGCAGTTGGAGGGTGACCTCCACGTCGGTCTTGGTCAGGAATCGCTCCACTCGCATTTTTGCTTACTCCGCGGTTGACTTGTTTGGTATATGTTCGGTATCATAATGCGAGAATGTGCGGACGCAAGGGGCCTAATCGATAAAAATGAATGACTTGTGCAGGCACGTGCACTCTGGTGCAGAAAGGGGCAAAGAAAATGTCACCGATCGGCGAGACCATCAAACGCCTCCGCGAGGAACGGGGCTGGACGCAGGCCGAACTCGGTCAGCGCGTGGGTGTTGATGGCACCAACATCGCGCGCCGGGAGACCGGCCGAACACGTGTGAAAGCCGACGAACGTTTCCGTTTCGCCAATGCGTTCGGGATGAGCGTGGTCGAGTTCGACGAACACTGGCGAACTTGGGGGATTACCCGTACGCGGGGCGATGCCGGCATCCCGATCATCAACCGGGCACCGGCCGGCGAAGTGATCGACTACGAAGAATACGGCGTCGATTCCGGCCAGGGATTTGAGTACGTCGACCGGGGTGATATTCAGGACGAGCTGGCGTTCGGCGTGATCGTGGTGGGGGACTCGATGGAGCCCCGGCTAACCGAGGGCGACTATCTGATCCTCAGCTACTGCGACCCGTACCGTGACGACGGGAAGCTGACCCCGGGCAAGATCGTCTTTGTGCGATTCGCCGAAGACTGGCGCGGCGGGTGTACGCTGGCGAGGTTCTTCCTGGAGGAGGATGGGCGGATCCGGCTTCAGAAGGATAATCCCGCGTATGCGCCGATCGTTTGCGATCGTAGAGAACTTCAGAGCGTCGCGGTGGCTATTGAACGTCGGGAAAAGCTGTAA